AATGCAATTGAAAAAACATTAACTAATTCAAAAGCTAAGAACCTTAAAGCAGTTAAGGCACTAATAGATTTAGAAAAAATATCATTAGATGGTGAAAACATTAAAGGTCTTGATGACCAAATAAAAGCACTTCAGACTGATGATGGTTCTAAATTCTTATTTGATAATCTTGAGACAGATAAACCAAATAAAATCAAAGGTCTTAAACCAGGTGAAAAAAAAGATGGTACTCCTGGAACAATAAATAAAGAACAATTTAATAAAATGAATTATAAAGCTAAATTAAATCTTTATAATGAAAACAAAGAATTATACGATACTTTAAAACAAGAATAAAAAGAAAGAGTAGGTAATTAATATGGGAGCAACAAAATTAAGTAATCTAATTAACCCTGAAGTAATGGCAGATGCTATATCAGGAACATTACCAAAACAAATTAAATTTTCTAAAATTTCAACAATTGATACAACTTTAACTGCTACACCAGGTAATACAATTACAGTACCTAAATTCGCATACATCGGTGATGCAGTAGATGTTGCAGAAGGTGTAGCTATGGGTACTACTATACTTACTGCATCAACTACTACTGCTACAGTTAAAAAAGCTGGTAAAGCTATTGAATTAACTGATGAATCTGTATTAAGTGGATATGGTGATCCAGTCGGTGAAGGTTCAATGCAATTAGCTATGGCTTTAGCATCTAAGGTTGATAATGATTGTCATACCGCCCTTATGGGAGCATCATTAGTTTATGGTGGAACTGCTGGAGTTATTAGTTATGCTAACGTGGTAAATGCTATTGGTTTATTTGAAGATGAAAATGAAGATGGAACTGCTAAAATAATCTTCATTCATCCAAATCAAGAAACTACTTTAAGACTTGATGAAGATTTTAAAGATGCTTTAAAATACCCAATGCAAACCCTAATGACTGGTACAGTTGGTATGATAGCTGGATGTCAAGTTGTTAAATCTAAAAAAATTAAACTAGTTAAATATGAAAAAGATAATGCTACAGGTACAATTACCATTATTGCAGATACTGGAACCGAAGATGCTACTAATTTACATCTATCCACTGTTATGGCTAATGCTATAGATAGTACTTTAGCTGTAGGTGATAAAGTAGCTGCCGTTGCTACTGAATATTATGCTAATCCAATTGTAGTAGTAGATATTAAAGATCCTAATGAAGATCCTGACGCAGATGGATATTCAACTACTAACACTGCTCTTACTATTTACATGAAACGTGATATTATGGCTGAAGATGATAGAGATATTTTAGCTGGAACTACTGTAGTTACTGCAAACGAACATTATACTGCTGTATTATCTAATGATTCTAAAGTTGTACTAGCTAAGTATAAAAAATAGAAAGGTGTGATTTGAATGTTACTTAGGAGATATAGTAATATTAGACAAAAAAACCTAACTAAAACAATTGATAATGAAACAATTGAAATTGAAGATATGAGTGTAGAAGAATTAAAAAGTTATGCTGAAAAAAATGATATTGATTTAGGTAGATCTACTAGTAAAAATGGAATCTTGAAAAAAATTCAAGAACCTGATGAATTATATCCTGAAGACGAAGAGTAGGTGATGTTATGATTGATGATGTAACTTCAAGATTAACTGCTTTTGGTTATGCTGCTACTGAGTTAGATATAGCGATTTTACCATTTATCATAACTAAAGTTGAAAATAAAATTAAATCCGAATGTAATGTTGATGAGATACCTGAAGCATTGAATAATATAGCAATTGATATGATTTGTGGTGAGTTTTTATTTTCCATGAAACAAAGTGGTAAACTTACTGATTCTTTTGATTTAGACACTATGGTAACATCTGTTGCTACAGGTGATACGAGTGTATCATTTGACCCTAAATATTCAGTAGAGCAACGATTAAACACCTTAATTGACTATCTCATGAATAAGGGAGAAGGTGAATTTGCATGTTATCGAACTCTCAAGTGGTAGCAGTTAGAATGGCAATTGAATCAACTTATATTGGAACGTGTGAAATAATTGAATATCAATCATATGTAAAGAGTAATAATACAACTGGATTTCAAGAGGTGATAGTCTTAGAGAATCAACCTTGTAAATTATCTCATTCATCAGCAACATCAACTAAAGAAACGGTTAATGTTGCCGCTATTGGTCAAGTGATTAAATTATTTATTTCACCCGATATAACTATTAAACCAGGTTCAAAAATTACAGTAACTCAAAATGATAAAACAAGTGTTTATGAACAAACTGGTGAGTCAAATATGTATAACACACATCAAGAAATTACACTTGAATTATTTAAAGGGTGGTCATAATGGGATTAAAAGTAGATATTAAAGAATTAGTTGAGTTTCAAAATAATTTAAAAAAAATAAATAAAAGTTTAAAAAGTGATTTTTTTACCTCTGCATCTAAAGAGTTGGCAGCTAGACTATTAGCTAAAGTAATAAAAAGAACTCCTGTAGGTTTGTATCCAGCTTCTAGTGGTAAAGTTGGAGGTACACTTAGACATGGATGGACCGCTGGCAATGAGTCTAGTGGTGCTAAATATGCTAATAGTCTAACTGTTTCTAAGAGTGGTGGTAAATACATCATTGAAATAATAAATCCAACTGAGTATGCATCATATGTTGAGTTTGGGCATAGAAAAAGAAATAAAAAAGGTTGGGTTGAAGGTAGATTTATGCTTACAATTTCAGAAAATGAGATTGAATCTATTGCACCTAAAGTTTTAGAAAATAAGTTGGAAAAATATTTAGAAAGGATATTGAAATGATTGATAAAATTATAGATGCTGTGGCTAATGCACTTCATACTGAATATGCTACTTATAAAATATACACTGAAAGAGTTAAACAAGGGTTAATTGAACCATGTTTTTATATTAGTGTTATCGATAGTACTAGAAAAAGAGTTCACACTAATAGGTATCTTGAAAATAATAATTTTGATATCCTTTATTTTCCACTTAAGTCTGAAAATAATTCAGAAATGCAAAGTGTAGCAAATGAGCTATATCATGTTTGTGAATTTATATCTATAGATGATGATAAATTTAAAGGGTTTGATATGAAACATCAAGTTATAGATGGTGTTTTACACTTCTTTGTGAGTTATAACCTATACTTAACAAAAGCCCTTACTGTGGATGATGTAGAGTATTCTGAGAACATGGAGGACTTAACTTATAATATAGGAGTAGAAAGTGGTGAATGATTGATGAAAGATAAAGAGTTAAAGTTTAATAAAAATCAGTTATTAGAAAGTAAAATGTATATGAATAAACGTGATATATTAAATGTTATATTAAAAGATAATTCATATACATTAACTGAAGTTAATGATTTGATTAAAAAATTTATGAAAGGTAAGGTGAAATAATGGCTTTAGGCGGAGGAACATATGTTACACAGAATAAAATTTTACCAGGTACCTATATTAATTTTGTAGGAACCGCAGTTACTGATTCAACAGTAAGTGAAAGAGGAATCGGTGCTTTAGCATTAGAAATTGATTGGGGTGCTGATGATAGTGTATTTGAACTTACATCTGAAAACGTAGAAACAAAATCATTAGAATCATTCGGATATCTTTATTCTGATGATAAACTAAAAGGAATAAGAGATTTATTTAAAACAGTAAATAAATGTTTCTTTTATAAGTTAATGAATACAGGTGTAAAGGCATCAAACACGTTCGCTGATGCGAAATATAAGGGTGTTAGGGGTAATGATATATTAATAAAAATTGAAGTGAATGTTGATGATGTTACTAAAATGGATGTATCAACTTACATTGGTACTACTCTAGCAGATAAACAAACCGTATTACCAAATACTGATAATTTAGAAGATAATTCTTGGGTTGTTTGGAAAACAAACATAACTTTAGTTGCTACTGCTGGATTAGAATTGACAAGTGGTAGTAATGGTATAGCCATTACTAGTACTGAGTATCAAGGGGCATTAGATGCGTTTGAAAGTTATACTTTTAATTGTTTGGGTTGTTTATCTACAACTGATACTATAATTGATTTATACATAGCATATGTTAAAAGAATGCGTACTGAAATTGGTAAAAAAATTCAAGGTGTTGTATATAAAACAAATGATGCCGATGATGAAGGTATTGTATCAGTTGAAAACACAGTTACTGATTCAGGAGCTTTAGCTAGTTCATTAGTGTATTGGTCACTTGGAGCTTTAGCTAGTGGAGAAGTTAATCAGGCATTAACTAATACTGAATATACTGGAGAATATACAGTAGATGTTGATTATACTCAAAGTGAACTTGAATTAGGTATTGAGAGTGGTAAATTTATGTTTCATAATGTAAATGGTAATGTTAGAGTATTAGAAGATATAAATACATTAGTTAATTATACTGATGAAAAAACATCTTTATTTAGTGACAATCAGACTATAAGAGTTATTGATAAAATTGCAAGTGATATTGCTGCAACATTTAACACTAAATATTTAGGTAAAATTCCAAATGATAACAGTGGTAGAATAAGTTTTTGGAATGAAATTGTAAAACAGCATAAGACATTATCAGACATAAGAGCAATTGAAACTTTCGATAACTCAGACCTAACTGTATTAGAGGGTGATACTAAAAAATCAATAGTTGTATCTGATGCAATAACTATAATTAATACTATGGAAAAATTATATATGAATATTGTGGTACAATAGGAAGGGAGTAATACATGCCTATAACAATGAAAGCAAGTGATGCTATATCCGGTAGTTTAGCTGAATGTTATATTACAATAGACGGTAATAGATATAATTTCATGCAAGCTATCAATTTAGAAGCTAAAATTGATAAAAATAAAACTAAAGTACCGGCACTAGGTAAGACTGGTAAAGGTAATAAATCAACAAGTTGGGAAGGTAGTGGAAGTTCAACATTCCATTATAATACTACTATTTTTAGAAATCTTTTAAAAGAATATAAAGATAGTGGAGAAGATGTATATTTTGATATACAAGTAACTAATGAGGATCCATCTAGTTCAGTAGGTAGACAAACTGTCATATTAAAAGATTGTAATGTTGATGGTGGTATCTTAACAAAGTTCGATGCTGATGCTGAATATCTTGATGAGGATATGGATTTCACATTTGAAGATTTTGATATAGTTGAAGAATTTAGTAATTTATCAGGAATGTAATAAGAAAGAGAGAGTGATTTAAGATGAGTAATTTATCTGCATTTTTAAAAGAGAATGTACAAAACGTTGAAAATTTAAAACATAAAGTATCAAATAGATTTAAAGATGAAAATGGTGAAGTTATGGCATGGGAATTAACATGTATAACTAGTGGTCAAGATGAAAAATTAAGAGATTCTTGTACTAAACTCGTTAAAGGATCTAATAAAAATTTATCAAGAACCGAAGTTGATTATAGCTTGTACTTGGGTAAGTTAGCAGTAATGTGTACAGTTTATCCTAATCTAAATGATAAAGAATTACAAGATTCATACGGTGTCATGGGTGCAGATACATTACTTAAATCAATGTTATTACCTGGTGAGTATGCTGATTATTTATCTAAAATTCAAGAAATAAACGGATTTGAAAACTTATTTGAGGAAAAGGTAGACGAGGCAAAAAACTAATTAGTGAGGGTGATTTTGATGCCAACATAGCTTATTATTGCCTTCACAAATTACATCTAATACCATCTGACTTTTTAAAATTGAATATAAGTGAAAGAGCATTCATAGTAGCTTGCATACAAATTAAAGGTGAAGATGATAAAAAAAGATAAAGACAAGCAAAAAAATAAAAAAGTAGGGTTGATTTTATCGCCCTACTTTTTTTAATTTAATTTAGAAAGGTGGTGAGAAATAATTTGGCAACTATAAGAACCACAATGGAATTGACGGATAATGTATCTAATAGACTAATGAATATACAACGTGAAATAACAAAAACAATTTCAGCTTTTAGTAATATGGGGAAAAGTAGTAAGGGTAGTAGTGGTGCTACTGCTTTTGATGGTGTAACCAAATCAGCTAAAACGAGTGAAAAGGCTGTAGCAAAAGCAGCATCATCCACTCAATTAATGCTTACTGGTAGTATAAATACTACTAAAAAGAGCATAGAGGGTGCTACTACATCAACTACTAAATATACAACAGCATTGACCAATTCAAGTAAAGTTAGTGATTCAATGAAGGGTCCTAAACTAAGTTTAACTTGGGAAGATATAAATAATTCAGTAAAGAAAAACAAAACATCTCAAACTCAGTATAATGAAGAGGTTGGAAAATCATCTACACTGATGAATCAATTAAAACAGGCAGCAATAGGTATAGGTGGGTTAATAGGAGTTAAAAAATTAATAAGTTTAACTGATACCATGACACTTACTACTGCAAGATTAAATTTGATAAATGATGGATTACAAACGACTGATGAATTACAAGATAAAATATTTGCATCTGCTCAAAAAACTAGATCTAGTTATATGGATACAGCGGCAGTTGTTGGTAAATTAGGTATACTTGCTAAAGACTCATTCGCAAGTAATGATGAAGCTATATTATTTGCTGAACAAATGGCAAAACAGTTTAAAATAGGTGGTTCAAGTGTTCAAGAATCAACTTCTGCCATGTATCAATTGACGCAAGCTATGGCATCAGGTCGATTACAAGGTGATGAATTTAGGAGTATACTAGAAAATGCACCTATCTTAGCACAAGCAATAGCCAAAGAGATGGGTAAAAGTATCGGAGAACTTAAAGCAATGAGTTCAGAGGGGTTAATTACCGCTGATATAATTAAAAAAGCATTATTTAATACTGCTGATGAGACTAATGAACAATTTAAAAAGTTACCTATGACGTTTGGTCAAGTTGGTACTAGTATTGGTAACATGTTACTTCAAACATTTAACCCAGTCTTACAGGGAATAGGGCACGGAGCACAAGTTATATTTGATAATTGGTCAACCATAGAGCCTATATTTTGGGGTATAGGTGGAGCACTTCTATTTTATGCTGCTGCAACTGGAATACAAACTGCCGCAACATGGTTGGCGGTTGCTGCTAATAGGGCACTTGTAACTGCAATGTTAACCAACCCTATTGGATGGATCGCACTTGGGATTGGCTTAATAATTACTCTAATATACAAATGGATTAAAAGTGTAGGTGGTATTAAAGTAGCATGGTTAATAATGACGAATGGTATACTTAATGCTTGGAGTGTGTTATCTATTGGTATGCAAACCGGTGTAATGAATATTCAAAATGCAGTAGGAACGTTAAAAGCTAGTGTACTAATCATATTACAAGATATGGTAAACAAAGGTATAACAATAGTAAATGATTTCATTAATAAATTAAATAAGTTGCCGGGGGTTAGCATTGATGCAATTAGTCAAGTTACTTTTGGTACTACTTCATTATTAGCAGAACAAAAGAAAATTCAAGAAAGAGCATCAGATTTAAATATTTCAAAACTTAAAGCTCAAGCCGATAAGCAACTTAGAGAAGATAAAATAGATGCTGCTAAAAAGGCGGCAGCTACAACGTCAAATCTTGATTTAAGTGGGTACGATGGTCTTGATGATATAATGAACGGTTTAAACGATATAGCAGCTAATACAGGTGATACAGCTAGTTCAATGGAAAGTAGTGAAGAAGATTTAGCTTATTTAAGAGATATTGCAGAACGAGAAGCAATAAATAGATTTACTACTGCTGATATAAAGGTTGAAATGAGTAATAGCAATAACATAAGTTCTAGTATGGATATTGATGGTATAATCAATGAATTTGGGACCAAACTAAAAGAAACAATTGAAGAAGTTAAGGAAGGGGTGAATCGTTAATGTATAATTTTTATATTGATGATTTTCTGTGTCCTATAGCACCTGAAAAGTTAAATATAACTATTAAAAATAATAATAAAACATTTAGTCTTATAAATGATGGTGAAATTAATATATTAAAAGATCCAGGTTTAAGTGATGTATCGTTTAGTGTTTTATTACCAAATCAAGATTACCCATTTGCAGTATATGCAGATGGGTTTAATTCTTCTGATTATTATTTAAACAAATTGGAACTTTTAAAAACTAATAAAAGTAATTTTAGGTTTATTGTAACTAGAGATACTTTTATTACTAATATGTTAGTTTCACTTGAAAGTTATACCATACTTGAAGATGCTGGAGATGGTACAGATGTAACAGTTAGTATTAACCTAAAACAATATAATGATATAAAAACTAAAATATTAACTGTAATTAATGGTGTAGCTACAGTAACTGAAACTAGAAGTTCTCAAAAAGTATTGCCTGATTATCATGTTGCTAATGGTACAGAAACACTATGGGAAATATGTAAAAAATATTTAGGTGATGGTGAGAAATATATTGATATTGCTGAATTAAATGATATAAGTGATGTCAACAATATTGTAAAAGGTAAGGTGATTACTTTTGATTGAGCTTATTACACAAAATGAGGATGTTCTTTATTTACCTAATTTAGTAGATGAACTCACAGTTGATAGAGATATGAGTGGTTCACCATCAACATTATCATTTAAAATCACAAAAGATGATGTTGTAAATATTCAAGAAGGTAATCCAGTTAGAGTTAAGGTTGATGGTGAAAAGTTTTTTTATGGTTTTGTTTTTAATAAAAAAAGAAGTAAAGATGGGATCATTGAAATTACAGCATATGATCAATTGAGATATTTGAAAAATAAAGATACAATCACATACACCAACAAACGAGCAGATGAGGTAATTACTTTAATAGCTGACAAATTTAATTTAAAAGTTGGTGAATTAGAAAATACCAAGTATTTAATAGTATCTAGGGTTGAAGATAATAAAACTTTAATGGATATGATTGATAATGCTTTAGATTTAACTTTAACTAATACCAAAGAGTTATATATTTTATATGATGATTTTGGAGAAATAATGTTAAAAAATATAAATCAAATGCAAGTTGATGAATTGATTGATTCAGAATCAGGTGAAAATTTTTCATATACTACTTCGATTGATAATTCATATAATCAAATTAAATTAATTTATGAAGATTCAGAAAGTGGAAAAAGTGAAGTGTATATCACTAAAGACAGTGATAATATCAATAACTGGGGTGTATTACAGTATTTTGAGAAAATAGAAGAGCAAACTAACGGAAAATTGAAAGCAGATTCACTACTATCGCTTTATAACGCAAAAACAAGAGATTTAAGCCTTACTAATGTTAAAGGTATACTAAGTGTCAGGGGTGGTAGTTTTATTGCGATACAACTCAATTTGGGAGACATAATTTTGAATGAATATATGCTCGTTGAAAAATGTAAGCATAAATTCAAAAATAATGAACATTTCATGGATTTGACTTTGAAAGGTTGGTGATATTAATGAATGACATGAAAGATATAACTAATTTAATAAAAAAAGCAGCCATTGGAGCCATGGAGGAAAAATCACCAATTAATATTAAATACGGTACTGTGATTTCTGATGATCCACTTAAAATTCAAATTGACCAAAAATTAACATTAAGTGAAATTCAGTTAGAGCTTACAAGCAATGTTATTAATTATACAACTAACATAATTATTGATGGTGAAACTAAAAGTATAACTATTAAAAATGAATTGACCTTAAATGATAAAGTTATATTGTTGAGAATGCAAGGTGGTCAACAATATTTAGTGTTAGATAAAGTGAGGTGATTAAATGTTACCAAATAATGAATTAAATTTAGAAATAAATGATGATATACAAACTAGTAAGAGTTATAAATTAAATTTAAATAATAATACAGTTAACGGGGTTGTAAATAAAATAGATGCTATGAAACAAAGTATATATTTAATTTTACAAACTGAAAGATATGATCATATTATTTATTCTTGGGATTATGGTGTGGAGATTAATACACTACTGGGAAAGTCTTTAGATTTTGTTAAATCAGAAGTTCAAAGACATATAACAGAGGCTTTAGTTCAAGATGATAGAATAAAATCAGTTACAGAATTTGAATTTACAAAAAGTGGTAAAAAGTTAACAGTTCAATTTTTAGTAAGTACTATATTTGGAGAAGTTGAAATTGAAAGTGAGGTGAGTATATAAATGTATGAGAATGAAACTTATAATGATATATTAAATAGATTATTAGATAATGTAAGTAGTGATGTAGATAAGAGAGAGGGTAGTATTATATATGATGCTTTAGCGCCAGCTGCAGTTGAGATTAAAACAATGTATATGGCTCTTGATACAATTTTAAATGAAACCTTTGCAGATACTTCAAGTAGAGAATATTTAATTAGAAGAGGTGCTGAAAGAGGTTTATCTCCTGAGGTGGCTACCGCTGCAATAATGAAAGGTGAGTTCAACATAGATGTTCCAATTGGTTCAAGATTTTCACTTAGTGATACTTCTTTTAATTATGAAGTAACTGAAAAAATATCAACTGGTGTATATAAATTAGAGTCAGAAACGTTAGGGGCAGAGGTAAATAATGAGTTTGGTACACTTATACCAATTCAGTATATAAGTGGCTTAGAGAGTGCAGAAATAACTGAAACATTGATATTAGGAGATGATGAAGAAGATACTGAAGCATTTAGAACTAGATATTTTTCAAGTTTTGATTCTAAGGCATTTGGTGGAAATATAACCGATTATAAAGAGAAGAGTAATGATATTGATGGTGTAGGTGCTACTAAAGTAACTCCGGTGTGGGATGGTGGTGGATCTGTTAAATTAACTATATTAGATTCAGATTATGGGGCTCCAACTACAACATTAATTAACACAGTTCAAACAGAAATAACTAATATAGCTCCAATAGGTCATATAGTCACTGTAGTAGGTGCATCAGAGCAAACAGTTAATATAGTACTAAATATAGTTTATGACACTGGGTATGATTGGTCAGAACTTGAGAGTTATGTTTTAGCCACAATCGATGATTATTTCATTGAGTTGGGTCAATCATGGGAAAATGAAACAACTTTAGTAGTTAGAATTAGTCAAATTGAGTCAAGAGTATTAGCAGTTTCAGGAGTTTTAGATATAACAAGCACTACTTTAAATGGTGTAGCATCCAACTTAACCTTAGATTCTGATAGTGTACCAGTTAGGGGGTCTGTAAGTGGCTAATTTAATTAATAGACTGCCTTATTTTTTACAACAAATAAGGGAATTTAAAGAAATAATGGAGTCCGAACAAATAGAAATGAACACATTAAATAGTAATATTAATACAATCTTAAACAATCAATTTATATTAAGTGCTGATAGTTTATCACTTAAACGATATGAAAATATACTTGGGATTATATCTAAAGACACCGATACTATAAGTGATAAAAAATTTAAAATAATAACAAGATTAACAGAAGAAAGGCCCTATACTTATGAAAGATTAAAAAAGAGTTTAACCACGTTGTGTGGAGATGATGGTTATACTATTAGTTTAGATAATGAAACTTATAAATTAACTATCGGAGTTGAATTAACCCAAACTAAAGAGTTTGAAGATGTAAACAATCTGTTAAACAGAACTGTACCGGCTAACATTATAATAAATTTAGGTTTAATTTATAATCAGTATTTTAAATTTGAAAC